CCTGAAACGTTTGCTAGGATTTTAGGGACAAGTGAAAAAACACTCGGAAAATCATTTCTAAGAGATTTTACAAAGATAGAAGGAAAGAACGCAGACAAGATTGCAAAATTGGAAACATATCTTAAGGGCGATATCACTGAGGGAGAGCGCAAATCTGCGGAAAACATCCTTGCCAATCTAAAATATGCTCAAGAGCAACAGAATCCAATCAATGTTTTCAAAAACATATGGGACAAGACTAAAGAGAGAATTAAGCAAAAATATGATCGAGTTGTTAACTGGAATAACGTAAAGCCAGAAGACATCAAAGAATTGCAATACGTGGCAAAACAGGAAGCGGCTAAGCCAATTGAGGCGGTAACAGCCCCTCCAAAGCCACCCGAAGCTGTAAAACCACCAGAAAAGCCCGTAGAACCGACTAAACCTGTTGAGGTGACTCCGACTAAGCCTAAGACTGAGATCGTCGAACCTGAGAAGCCTAAAGAGACTGAAAAACCAAAATTGCAATTATACGAACAGACGCTTGATCAATATAAAAAAACATTAAATATTCAAAGAATGGACACTGAGGAGAAGCATCGAGGCGCAGTCGTAAAAGCTGTTATGCGAGGGCTGGATATTCCTGAAAATGTTTTAAAAGAATATGACCATCTCGTTGCTGTAAGAAAACAGTTATTTAAAAAATATCCAAACGCTAAAACAGAAAAAGAACTTATTAACGAAATAAAATCGTTTGAAAATCAGGCGCAACTACTTGAAAACAAATACAAAGAAAACAAAATTAATTCAAATCAACTAAATAATGGAAAAGAAAATTTACGTTTTCTAACAGAGATAACAAAAAAGCAATTAGATAAAGTTAAAAAACCCACCACGCCGACTGCTCCTCCGAAGGTTGAGGTCAAGCCTGAGAAGCCTAAAGAGGTTTTGATTCCAAAAGACATTCAAGAGGGATTAAAAGAACCTGGAATATGGAAAAATGAAGAATTGGCTAAGAAGTTAATTAAAACAAAAGAAATGGCCGAAGCGTTGTTATCTAAATATGAAGATATGAATTTCGATATAACAACAGCGATTATTAAATCAGGTGGACATCAAAAAGCATCTTCTATGGATATTCTTAGGCAGAAAGATGCAACAGATGCCATCAAAATGCTGACAAAATTATCAGGTGAATTGCCACCTGAAGCAAAAGTCAAGCCTGAGGTCAAGCCGTCTGAGGTGACTACACAAGATCTGCAAAAAAAAATAGAAAGCCAAAAATATAAGATAAAACAAATTGAAAAGTCTATAGAAACAGCAGAAAACAAAATAAAGCTATTAAAAATATCAATAAATAAAAAAGGACTGTCATTTGCCTATAAAATAGATTATGAAAGACAAATTTCTAAAATGTTGCCTGAGAAAATTGAACATAATAAAATTATATTAAAAGAAGAGCAAGAGAAGTTAAATACATTACAATTAAAATTAATTAAGCCATCCACTCCCAAAAAGGTTGAGGTCAAGCCATCTGTACCCGTTAAGACCGAATCAAAGTCATCTGGCTATGTCCGCAAACCTACTCCCGTTACCGTTCCAGAAAAGATATCTCACCTCATGCAGAAGATAAAAGAAAGTGACGCATTCGTTAAGGATCTGACAAGGCGTATCGAAGAAGATCGTGCCAAGTATAAAGCATTAAAAAAGCCGTCCACATCAAGCTATGAAGCGATAGTGGTTAACAGTGAAGATTCTAAAGGTCGTTATAACGCGGCAAAAAGAAAATACGAACAGGACAAAACCGATTATCTTTTATCGCTCGGCTCAAGGAATGAGTCTATCCGTAATATGATAAAGGGTCGCAACGATGAAAAACTTTATGGCCAGCGATTAAGACGCGATCTTAAAGATCTTAAGGCCAAGAAAGAGAAATCTAAAGTAGAAGTGCCTTTAGGCTCTCCTATCGACAAATCACTGCCTAAACAGCGCACACAGCCTCAATTAGCCGAAACGGTTCCACTGCAGCCAGTCGCAGGTACAGAACAAGCAGCCAAGAAAAGCGACATCATAAAGCTCTTTCGCAAAGCATTTAATGACCCCATACGCCTACGCAAATTCAAACAGCGTGCTAGCGGCATACATAAAATGTGGGCAAAAGTTACTCGTCTATTAAATGATAATGACGTTGAAACGGCAGCGCACGAAATTGGGCATAATTTACATACAACACTCTATAGCGGTGATGCACTTACAGCTAAAGAACAGCGAGCCAAGGTTGAACGAACGTTAATGCCATATCTAGGCGAGCTTAAACCTTTAGCGCCTTATGAACCTTATACCCTGGAAGGTTTCGCTGAATTTACACGTCTCTATGTTACCAATCCAGACAGCGCAAAAAAACTCGCTCCTAAATTTTATGAGAAGTTTGAAAAAGACCTGGATGTAATGTTTCCTGAGGCAAAAGAGGCTCTGCTAATGGCAAGGGAATATTACCGTAGATATCTGCAAGGCACGCCGGAATCCAGAGTAGAATCACATATAGCGTATGACGTTGATGGAAAAACCGATAAGGTATTGGACTGGGTAGCAAAGTCTCACAAGATCGATAGTTTAGTGAAGTTCATAGATGACGACCTGATTGTATTCAAACGGCTAGTTGCGGATACGCTAGGGATAAAAATGTCGCAGGTGGAAGATGCCATAAGCGATGCGAACATCTATGTCTATGCCAGGGTAAATAAAGGCGCAGTTGGCAAAGTCGTACAATTTTTAGGCGAACATACCTTCGATTTTAATGACCATACAAAGGTAACAGGTGAGGGAGCAGTTCCTATTTTCCGTGAAGTCAGAAAAAAAGCAGATTACAGATCATTTAACAACTATCTAGTCGCTCGCCGCGTGACAAAAGACATGAGACGCAGGGGTATCGACATAGGTATTGGATATACGGATGCTAAAAAGGTATACGAGGCTGGACACGCTAGATGGAAAGATTTAGCGGCTCGATACGATTCCTATAACGATAGGGTATTGGAATACCTAAGAGATTCTGGCGTAATTTCAACTGAACAAATGCAAAAAATTAAATCTGAAAACTTGTTTTATGCACCTTTGAATAGAGATCTTGGGAAAAAGGACACCAGTAAAGTTGGCGGTAAGAATTTACAAGCCAAAAATCCACTACGCAGGTTAGGCAAAAAGTCTAAAAAAGACATAATCCCTCCTCTTGAATCGTTAATCCCGAATACCGCTTCTATCCTTTTAAATGCTGAAAAAAATCGCTGTGCGCATGTTCTTGCAAATGTATCCAAGTTGAAAAACGCCGGACAATTCGTTGAACGTGTCCCCACACCAATGGAAGTTAAGTCTAAATTCACAAGAGATCAGGTTATCGAGGCTCTTGAAAAGCACATTAAACAGAACTTCGGAGCAGAAGTCCCAAATGACGTTCAGATTATGATTCACGATCAGGCTGTTGAGCTAGCTGACGTTATTCCTGATCTTTTACAGCGTTTTGGCGCTACAACATATCCGGCAGGAGAAAATATCGTTACGGATTTTGTTGATGGCAAACCTGAATATTACGAAGTCTCGGAAGACATTTTTAAGGCATGGAAAGGCAATGAGAATGTTGAGACGTTTAACGTAATATTAAAGGTTGCAAGGTCACTATCTCATGTTTTAAGGACAGGGGCTATTTATAATCCGTCGTTTGCGGTTTTTAACTCAATTAAAGACTCGTTATCAAGACCTCTTTTCACAAGAGCAGGTAAAAACATCTCTGAATTTAAAGACGTTGCAGAATTACTTACACGCACGTTTATCCAGCCAGTGCAGGTTTTAGGTCAAGCAATAGGCAAAGGAAAGCTCTGGGAAGAGTTTATGCGATCCGGCGCTGGTATGTCGACACTCCAATCATTGAACCGGGAAGGAGCAATTAAGACCGTAAATGAACTTTCCAGGCCAAAATGGATGAGAAATTACCTTACAGAAGCTACTAGGATCAGTGAAGAAACGAACCGAATGATCGAGTATACACGCTTGATGGAAAAATATTTAAGTCTTGGCGTTAGTCCTGAGTTATCACGAACCTGGGCGGCTTTTGGTGCTAGAGATTTAAGCGTAGATTTTAATAAGCAGGGAACGGCATTCAGGGTTTTAAATCCATATGCTCCATTTTCAAGCGTAGTAGAACAGGGGCTAAGCAAATTAGCACGGACAATAAGAAAACCAAAAGCAGCACAACGATTAGCCCTAGCACTGTTTATAAGTGCGGTTATACCGGAAGCTTTGTTGTGGTTTGCCAATCGTGATGATGAGGAATATCAAGAGCTTCCTAATCATGAGAAAGACCTGTTTTTCCACGGACGATTTCCTGGTGGAAAATTGCTGAGATTCCCCAAGGCTTTTGAACCTGTTGTTTTGGTTACTGGATTAGTGCGCCGTTTTATGGACATGGCAATCAAAAAAGATCCACATGCGTTTGAAGGTTTTGCCGATACATTAATAGGTTTGGCGACTCCAAGTACAATTCCGTTGGCAATTAAACCATTTGTCGAGGAGTGGGCTAACAAATCGTTCTTTACAGGTGGTAAAATCCTCAGCGATAAAGAGAAAAAGTTAATCTCACGATACCAATATAAAACGTCTACATCCGATACCGCTCGCATCACTGGGCGCGGCATGGCCTATATGTTGGGAAATCAGGATACGGAAAACGCTCTCGCGTCACCTATAATCATCGACCATTTTATCCATTCCTATACGGGCGGTTTAGGGTCAATAGTAGTTAGTGCTATGGATGAAGCAAGAGAGAGAGTTTTTGGGCCGTTGGATCAAGCTGAAAAGCCGCAGCGAACATTTGCTGAGAAAGCGAAACTGGACATGTTTTTGGCTAAACATCCAAGATCCGGTTCTCTATCCATACAGAGATTTTACGATACGTATAGCAAAGCCTCAAAACTGGATGACACCTATAAGTTGTTAAAAAAAGAGAAAAAGGCATCACCGCAAGAAATTGATGCTCTAAGACAAAAGATACGCTCTCAATATAATATACAGCGTTTGGACAGCACTTATAAGGCTATGCAACAAAACCAAAGGCTTATAAACAACATATTGAAAGATAAAACAATGTCTGCCGAGGAAAAGCGAGTACGAGTAGACGATTTGTATACTCAGCGAGCAAGGATTGCCCGCCTAGCGAATAAATACCAGGATGACTATCGCGACTTTCACAGTGCGAAAAAATAGTCTCTAATTAACTTTCCAAAATTCTGTTTCTTCTCTCTTCTATTGCACACAAGCGACCGTGAAAATCTTTCATTTCCGCTTGAATCGCATCAATTTTTTTACTGCTTTGAAAGTGCAGCGCTATAACCGTTACCATGAATCCTAAGAAAACGGTTAAATTAGCCCCAACTATTGTAAACATTTACCATGGTTCCATTACTCACCTTTTCTTTGAATTGTCTGTAGATACCGCTCTTCCAGTGTGCAAAGTCTGCCGTGAAAATCCTTCATTTCTTTGTCTATTGAACGTATCGATTCATTAATCATAATGAGATCCGACCTGCTAACCATGAACGCGCCTATCATCATGACAGCTATGACGATGATCTCAAAATGCTCTTTTAGAAATCCCTGTGACCTGTTTTTTAATTCTTGCATATGTGTCCCTTGTTTGAGCCTAAGCATACACTTCATAGACAAAACTTGCTAGTTTGAACCTATATGCACAAATGAGAATTAAGCGTCGGCACGGTGGTGGACACTTTTTAAAATAAGATTTACAAATTATCTTTTTTATTCTAACAAGAGCCTGATAAACCGGAGTTTAAAAAATGGAAATATCAGCAGTTAGAGAAAAAGCCGATCAAATTTGTACATTGTTACAAGATTTAAAAAACCTGATTGACGAAACAGATAAACCAGAGCAATTTGCTACTAAAAAATTCTATTATCTTAAAAAAGGGCCATGTAAGTTTTTAAAAACGGTATATCATGTATATCAAGCTAATGTTTTTTCAGGGGATCTTCTTTCGTTATCACAAACACTGAATACTTCGACAGAATCTATTAGAGCCAATATCAGAAGATTAAACGAAGTTGGTTATGTTTCGGTTAAGGAGGATAGGAAAGTCGGAGTATATGGGAGATCGGTTTACGAAGGATGTATAACTCTATCCGGAATAAATTACTTAGAAAGCATGAAAAATAAATAGATTTACTTTTTTTCTTGTGATTTTACTTGTTTAATTTTGTCTATAATTGCAATGCGTATAAAATGACTCATCGAGCATTTTGTAAGAACGCAAAGTACTTTCAGTTCTATTTTTTCCTTATCCGTCAAAAATATGTTTATTCTGGGCGACATCTTCATAACTGTGTATATACATCAAAAGTATTTTAAAACATATATAAAATAAATTTTTACTATGTAGACTTAAAATTAAACTCCTTAAATCTACAGGACAAGAATATGGCAAAATTTGCAAGACCCAACGCTTATAATGGTCGTAAATCTAATCAGGCATGGACGGGAGAGGCTCGCTTTGCCAATCAAACAGAAACCAACGCAGGTGATAGAGGCGATCTAATCGTATCACCGTTGACTTTGGATGCAGCCGTCGATGTCCTTGTAGCTGACGCATCAACAACCGTTAAGGGCAAGATCCGCATTGCTACAGACGCAGAGGCTATTGCTGGCGTTTCTACGGTAACGGCTATGACACCTCATACGGTTGGACTCATTGCTATTGCCGGAGCGCCATTAGCGAGCGAAATTTTAGCAGGTATCGCAGAATTAGCAACACAAGTCGAAACCGATGCGGGGGTAGATGATAATCGGATTGTCACACCTCTTAAACTAAAAACAAACCTTACTACACCTCCAGCAATTGGCGGTACTACTCCCAATACTGGCGCATTTACTACGCTGACGGCGACATCTGCGGCTGGCATTACTCTAGATGCAACAACAGCTTCTAAACTGGGAACAAGTGCTGCTGGTCAGGATTTAACCCTTTATTCGACTTTAGGCAGGGTAATTGTTAACGCAGAAGAAGCTGCCGCTAATGCCATTACATTGGTATCTGCTGCTGGGGGCCTTGACGTAGATGCAGCCTTAGCAATCAATATTGACTCTTCGGAGGTAGCAGCGACAGCCTTGACGTTGTCAGCATCCGGCGGTGGAATCGATATTACAGCCGCAGCCAATGACATTGATATCGCAGCAACATTAGCCTCTGTAAATATTACAGCCAATGAAGCGGCGGCAGATGCAGTTGTCATTACATCTTCGGCTGGTGGAATCGATATTACAGCTGTTGGTGGTGCAGGACAGGATATTGACATATCGAACACAGGGTCAGTCAATATTTCATCTAGCGAAAACGCTGCTGATGCGATAACGATTGCATCTAGCGCAGGTGGAATGACCCTAACGGCTACTGGATCAGCCGGAGAGGATATATCTATTACTTCCGCCGGATCTTCTATCAACTTGCTAGCCACTGAAAATGCCGCTCAATCAATTTATATTAGAGCAAATGGCGGTGTAACAGAGACGGTTGATATTCGTGCGTCTCAGGGAACAGGTGCAGCAAGTGTAAGTCTACTTTCCACGGCTGGTGGTGTCACGATCAATGGCGGCCTAGGAACTGCTGACGCAATTAATATTACTTGCGGCGCGGCTGGTGGTGGTATTGACGTTGATGCCGGAACAGCCGGATTTATTGTTGATACAACTGGTGGTATCTCTCTCGACGCCGCAGCTGCATCCAATTTCACAGCGACAGGAGCATTTGACATTACAGTATCCTCAACAGCGGGAAGTATTAATATTTCCGGTGGAGAGGCCGCAGCCGATGCAATCAATATTGACGCGGCAGCGGGTGGTTTGGATGTCGATGTAGCTCTACAAATGAATCTTACTTCTTCTCAAGCGGCTATCGATGCTGTCCGTGTATTTGCAAGCGATGCAGCAGGCGGTGTCGATGTTGACGCTGGAACAGGAGGAATCGCTGTAGATTCAACAGGCGCAATTTCAATCGATGCAGCTGGGGTTAGCAATTTTACGACTACAGGTGCTTTTGATCTAACTGTAGCGTCTACTTTGGGTAGCGTTGTTATATCAGCGGGAGAAGATGCCGCAGACGCAATAACGATTACGGCAAGCGGCGTAGACTCCGGCATCAACATTAGCGCAGGATCAGGTAACGTAAATATTGCTGGGAAACTTGCTCTGACAAGCGCAGCAACTCAACTGATTGTTGAGGGAGGAGCGGTAACAGACTTTATCGGCACAGCAACGCTTATAGCAGGAACAATAACCGTTCTAAATACAAACATAGCGGCAACTGACAGAATATTTATCCAGCGAGACAATTTGCTCGGATCGCCTGCTCTAGGTCATTTAATTTATACAATCCATGCTGGCGCAGATTTTGTTGTTAACTCGTATACAGCCGCCGGAGGCCCAGCCGCAACAGACGTTTCTAGCTTTGTATATTTTATTGTCCGACAGTCGTAAGTAATAGTAAGTGGGTATAAACGTAAATTTATATCCACTTATTTGTATAAACATGAAAAAAGGTGAATCGAGTGATTAATCCAAGTTCAATTCGCGTGGGTTTCGATGTCGAGAGATCTGTTACGGGTGCTTTTACAGGCGCATGGCAATTACTTGGCGCAGCACTTGTTTATTCTCCGGTAATTGTGATTTTTGATAATCAATCTACTATTTCCATAGAGTTAAGTATTGATGGTGTTAATACGTGGAAAACTTTTTCGTCCGGTGAAGCTATCGTTCTAGATTTAAGAGCTAACAAAGGCCAAGCGTACAATTTTTCTGTACCGGAAGGCACTCAATTTAGAGTTAGGGGAACAGGTGGAACGGATTCTTTTCGCATGTCTACTATTTACCCGGAGTAAACAATGAGTCAGTTATTTCGAGTCGTTGGCGGTAGCGGGGTCGGGGGAGTCGAAAAAATAACTCCTGAATTAGATAGTGGAGGCGGCGCAGGTTTGCCAGTAGGGCCAGATGGCGCTTTTAACTTAAATCTGTTAGCTGGTAGCGGAATAACGACAACAGGCGATGTTGCAACTAATACTATAACTGTTAATTTAGAAGGATATAGTGATGGAGCAACAACAACATCCGCTTTAGAAACTAAAACATTAATAACAATCCCTACTTCCAATGATAAGGTTACCCATTTCGATTGCATTGTGGCTGGATATGCAACTCCGACAGTTCCAGGGGCGACGGTTGGTTTTGGCGGGTACATTGCTGCGACATTTATCACAGGTGGCGGTGTTGCAACACAGATCAATTCAACCGATTTTGTATTAGATTCCTTTATAACAACAACATGCACGTTTACATGTACATCTGCCGGAACAAACATACTAATACAAGTTACTGGGGATGCAGGATATAACATTAAATGGTCTGGTAGAACTAATTACATTTCAACAATATAGGTTTTAAGATGCCATCAGGATTTAGAAATGCTATTTTAGCCGCAGATAACGTCGATTTTTCAGGATCAACAATAACGACACCTAAAGTAACTGCTGATGGAGAGCTTTTAATTGGATCTGCCGTCGCGCCTAATATACGTGTTGGAAATCTAACTTCTATCGGCGGCACTGTCGTTATAACACCTGGCGCAGGAACTATAAACCTTGAGTCGGCGGCAGCCATTCCAACGCAATTTAACGAAGATGCTGGAATTGCTATTCCCGCAGCTGGGATTTTGCGCATTAATGGCGGAGCGAATGTCAGCACAAGCGGAGCGGTAAACGTCGTAACAGTTCGCGTTTCAGGGACGACAGATCATGCGGTTCAGGTTGGTAATGCTACTGGGTCATTGACATCTTTAGCCGCAATGACCAATGGCCAATTAATAATCGGGTCTACTGGAACCGATCCTGTAGTCGGATCTCTTTCAGCTGGAACAGGAATATCAATCACTCCGAGCGCAGGTACAATATCCATTGCATCTACTGGCGCAGCAGTAACGATCAATGGCAATTCCGGTAGTGCAACAGGCGCGACAATCACTATTACGACAGGATCAAGTAACGCAAATGGAACTCCTGCTTTTTCAGCATCTGGAAGCACAGTTAACCTAAATGTTACAGATGGTTATGGAAACATAGGTTTTGGCGCTAATAGTTATCACGACGTAGGCGCGAACATAAATAATCTTAATAATGTTGGATTGGGGACAAATACAGGGCATTTTTTCTCATCAGGTTGTACTAGAAATGTTCTTATTGGCAACAATGCCGCGGGAACTACCGCTTCTTTTTATTCTGATAACATAGCTATTGGAGATCATGCACTTGATGCCAATGCCAGACATACTATGGCTCAAAATATAGTTATTGGAACGAATGCAGGAAACGGACTGGATCACGGCGCTACTAATAACATTCTTTTAGGATATAATATTACTGGGTCGGGTATTGGCAGCAACAATACTATTATTGGAACGGCTGGTACGGCAAAATGCACAATTACTGGCATTTCTGGGGTAACGCCTGCGACTGCTGGCGCTAAGGTCACTATTACAGATTCTAATGGCCAGATGGGTACATTAGCTGCGATGACTAATGGCCAGCTAGTCATTGGATCTACTGGCGCTAATCCGGCACTTGGGCAACTACAGCCTGGCCCCGGAATCGCAATAAGCAGCGGCGCAGGAACCATAACGGTCAGCGCATGGGGTGGCGGCGTTTCATGGACAGAAGAAACGGTCAACCTAAATTTCACGGTCAATAAAGGCATCATTGCCAATAAAGCGGGTCTCTTGACTGTTACATTGCCCGCAACTGCTGCAATCGGCGATATCCTTGAAATCACAGGCATCAATACCGCTGTAGGGTGGAGAATCGCCCAAAATGCCAACCAGCAAATACACGTTGGCGCGGCATCAACGGCTGCTGGTGTAGGTGGCTATGTCGAATCTACCGCGATCCGCGACTCAATAAAGCTTGTATGCGTCGTAGCAGGCGCATCAACACAATATAACGCGCTTAGTGTAATCGGCAACCTTACGGTGGTTTAATGGTATTAGCTAACGCAACAAACGTATATAGCAACTCCCGGTTTATCGTTGGTGCTATGTCTGCAACGCGATTTGTGGATGTTGGCTTATTCCAAGATGTTACGGCAGGCGCTCTGACTGCGTCGGTTATGGGTAGCGGTGCTGCTGAAACTTGGTTTAATGGAAGTTTATCTTATAAAATGGTTTCAGGCACAACAAGCGCGACTACATTTAGAATAAGAATTGGGCCTAATGCGGCAGGTAATGTTTATGTAAATGGATCTTCTGGAGGAAGAGTATTTGGCGGCGTAGCATCTACAACGTTAGAAATCTGGGAAATTGCAACATAGGTAACTAAATGACAACGAATAACGCATGGAATTCTCAAGACCCAGCGCAAGTGGCAAAGGGCGGAACTGGTATAGCCACGACTACGGCCTACGCGCCTATCTGCGGTGGGACATCGGCAACGGGGGCTTTACAGGCCGCATCTACAGGATTAGGCACATCAGGATATGTGCTAACCAGCAATGGGTCGAGTGCTTTGCCGAGTTTTCAGGCAGCGGGTGGTGGGGGTGGCGACTTTATTTTACTGCAATCCATTAGTCCCGCTGGAGCCACTACCGTTGTTTTTAACAGCACCTACATAACTTCATCATACAAAAGTTATGTAATAACTATTTCTGACCTGGTTTCTTCGTCTGAATCTGGTGGTATATTTTTATTTATTTCAGACGACAACGGGAGCACATATAAAACATCTGGCTATCAATACGGCGTTATAATTATACCAAATACAGGAACAACATTATTTAATGTAACAGGATCTAACATATTATTAAATATGGGAGATGCAGGAAATGGATTAAGTGGAAGCGTAAATCTATATAATCTAACAAGTGGATCAGGAAATGTTGTCGCGTTGGGTAATCTTTTCTATCTGAATGGAAATCAAATGCTGTTTGGAAGTGGTTCGTACCCTAACTTAGCTGTAAATAATATAAAAATCACTTCTGATAATGGTGGAACATTAAATGGTATTATTAGCCTTTACGGTTTAAAACAATGAAAAACATATTACTTATCGCGCTAACGCTCCTCTCCTCCTGCACATACACCATCAGCATGGTGCATACTCAGGGCGAGGCATCCGACGTAATCGACGAGACCAGCTCGGCTAGCGCTAAGGTCGATCCGCAGCTCAATATTCCGGCGAGCGTGGTAGGTGGCTAGTATGTTTCATATCGGGCATCTCGTATATTTCACGATAGGCTTGGCGATAGTCAGCGGTTTTTTAGCCGCTGCGCTTTTGTGGACTGTAAAGACCTTCAAATAGCCCTACGATCTCATTAGAACGCTCAGGATCGATTAAAATGCGCGGATGGTGTCTTTTCCTGTCCAAACCGTTTTAATCGATTTTAGGGCCAAATAAAGAAACCAAGGCGACTCTTGCGAATCGCCTTGCACTTGAAAGCATGTTTTGCTTAGTGTATATAGAAAATTGAGACCCGCGAAGCTTCCAGGCAGACCGAGTCCCAACAAAAAATCGATCTTAGATAGCCGAATAGTATATTCACACTGGCTGATCAAGGTCAACCAAAAACTGGAAGCTTCGCGGGCACTCCAACCAATAACCACCGGAGGCCCGTGGCCAATTCATTCGCGTTTCCAGAACTTAATTATACCCAAATACCTAACAATCTTTTTGATGAATGGATTCCTAAGCTAAAAGAAGGCGAGCTGCGCGTATTGCTTGTGATCATGCGCCTGACCTTCGGTTGGCAAAAGAGATGGGATCAAATCAGCCTGTCACAACTCGAAAAAAAAACAGGCATGTGCCGTGACGCTGTTAACAATACGTTAAAATCTTTGATCGAAAAAAGACTTGTCCGAAAGCGCAAAGATGGTACGCCAGGCCAGGAAAAATGCTGGTATACGTTAGACGTCCCCGTTCCGCCTGAAGAGCCTTTAGAGACTGATGATGAATCAGATATAGATGATAATTCAAATAATTCCTACCAGTCGTCTAAGACGACCCCCACCAGTCGTCTAAAACGACCCACAAAAGAAACTCTTACAAAAGAAAACCTTCCCTTTAAAGAAAAAGAAAAAAAAGAAATTTCCCTTCCTAGAGAAGAAGAAGTTTGCACGACTGAAAAAGAACATCAGCAATTGGTCAAGGATTATGGAATCGAAAAAACCAAGGCTTTCTATAAGCGCCTATCAGAATGGAAAAAAGACACTCCGCGCAGTAAGTGGAAACCTAACGATTATCGATCGATTTTAAGATGGGTGGTAGATGCAGAAGAGGAAAAACAAAAAAGGATCAACGGAACGACATGGAACAAGCCAAAATATGCACCGATGAAGAGCGAGCTGAACAGGCCAGGAATGCCCAAAGTGTCAATGTTGGCTCCCGATATATTGGAGCAGCTCTCAAAAAAATAGACTTTGGCTCAAGGAAAAACGAAGTGTATCAATGGCTTAGAAGTAGCCGCGGATTCATGCTTTATTTGGGCGGCGTAGGTATTGGCAAATCTTATTTTTGCTCAGCACTTATAGGAAAAATGCACGGAATAGTTTCTTATCGGTATTGGAGCGAACTGGAACTTATTTCGTCCGTTTGCAAAGAAATGGACAGTCGCCATTCTCATTACCTTGAGTCACTTAAGTATAAAATTGATTACGAATTTTTGATAGTAGATGACATTTGCGGAAAAATAAAAAACGACTGGCGAAACGAAATTATGTTCTCATTGATAGATCAGCGATATAGATATAACAAACCTACTTTACTCACCAGCAATCTAAGTATCAATCAGTTAACGGATGAATTGGGTGAGCGATGCATGTCGCGTTTACTAGAAAAAGATAGCTTAATTTTAGAAGTCGTTAATGGACAGGATTTGCGTCCTATTGGTCTTTAACCTATTGAACAACAAGGAATAAAATGAGAGTTTTAAATCACAGACATCAGCCAGCGGAATCCAAGGTTGCCGCTATGTTCGACCTAGAAGTTGACGTAAAAATTCCAGAACTGGATATTACGGTTCCATGGGTAAACAAAAACTGGAAGCTTTTACGAACCAAAAACGGAGGAGCGTTTCCCGTGAGTCCATCATTCAAGGAAGAAGTCGGCGGCGTAACAAAATGGACAAATTACGATGAGATCGACGGCAGGTTCCAAAAAGAGATCAACAAAAAGATAATGGAGCTAATAGAGCCATATTTAAGGCACGATAACGAGCCTAAGGCACAACTTATAGCCAAAACAGAAGATATCCCATTCTAGGGCAAATAAAGGGCATTGCCAGGCATTGCTATAGTGATTGTTAACTGCGCTTATACGGAATCTGTGCTAATCGGCATTGGAGCATAGTAGTCTAAAATGTTTTTTTCGTAAAATTCTTTAGTCCTGTTTATTATTTTTTTAATCATGTCTTCATCTCTCTCTATCCAGAGCAAAACGTGGCGATGCGGACCCATATATGCTAAAAAATGTTCGCCCGCCATTCCTGACACGCAAAGATGATGCTGAATTTGCCAAAGATAATCTTCGGGGATGTCCCAAACTTCGATCTTGTTAAGCGTTTTTTCTCCAGGGCATTTGATCTCAGCTGTATTTTTTCCGTCATAGCAATCGAAAGACGCAATCAACCAGGGATATTCGTCGGATTGACCGACCGCAGATACATAGTCCGTGTTGTGCAATGCCGATAAAAACGCTCTGGCCTCATTTTCGGTGTCAATTCCATGCTGCATCGCGCTGTTCATAGGCTGCTTTATCCCAAGAACCATTTCTTCCCATACGTTCTGAGGGGTTCTATACTTGCTTTTGCCTAAGATGGCGGCACAGTTGGATGCGCCGATATGTGTTCGGCGCAGTTCATCCCATTCAGGTGTGTTTTGTTTAACATCAAGCAGTTTCAACGTTCATTTCCTTTGGTTTGGATTCATTGCGTTTTTTCAAAACGCCGCAAATTATATCAAAGTGTTTTGCAGATATATTTTGTAAATTGTTTACCTTATATCCGTCTAAAATTCTATTGAAAAGTGCGTCATCCTCTCCAATCAGCTTTTCAATGATCCTCGCCTGGTCTTTTGATAATGTTGGTTCTTGCTGTGGAAGTTCTGCCGGGGCCTCTTCCTCAATTACCTGAACTGTTTCAATAGATTCTTTTACTTGGATCTCTTTGTCTGCGCCCGCAAACTGATCGTTTGAAATCTCTCCTTCAACATATGATGGTCCTATTACATCAGGAAAAAGACGGCGAGCAAGCCTAGCGATGCAGCGAGCGAAAAGCATATCGCTAGGATACCTTTCCCAGCCACTTCCAGCTTTGATAAGACACGCCTGTTTGGCATCGTCCATGGAGAACGTACAGGAATATTCTTCTTTGGTGTCATGGCGAATTCCTTTAATTTTGCAAATTTTGTTATCACAGTTGATTTCCAGTTTATGGCCAGCCTCTCGAATCATTGCGTTCATGGTTACTGCCGCCATTTCTATTTTCCCATTAATGTTGTGCATTCCTCCAAACAGCATTTTCATCATTGGCTGCCTGACATCTCTCGAATACATTCCGATTGAAAAAATAGCGTCCCTTCCACCAATTTTTTGGAAATATCCAGATTTGGCGGCGCTGTCTGCCAATATTTGATATACGTTTACTTCATCCGCTGTTGGTATGAGCGAGTTTTTTTCCATCATTTTCCTCTTGTTCCAGCTTTTTCAAACTACGACTTTCTTGACCTAAAGAAAACAGAAATGTATAATATACCAGAATTTTGTTCAACACATTCCATAGAGCGAACAGTAAAATACTAGGTAAAAAAATATGAATCCATTGAAAGAATATCTTGAAAAAACAAACGAAACGGCGCATAGCTTCCATTTAAAGACTGGATTCCCTCTTTCGGCTTTATACAGGTTGATAAATGGCTCGAAATCTCACAGGGCAACAATTAGACGGTTATGTGCGGCTACTAAGGGCACGCTCAAGATGTCTGACTTCGGGTTCTGAGAAGTCAATCTATAAGAATGGATGGCGTGAATTTGGCGGGCGGAGGAGAATATATTTTCGCTCGCAATGGGAGGCAAATTATGGCCGATACTTGCAATGGTTAAAAGATCGCAAGGAGATAGCTGATTGGGAGTTTGAAAATAAAACATTCTGGTTCCCAATAAAAAGAGGATGCGTTTCTTATTTACCAGACTTTAAAGTTATAAATAATGATGGTTCTCATCACTGGGTGGAAGTAAAAGGATACTGGGATAAAAAATCAGTTACTAAAGTCAAAAGATTCAATAAGTATTTTCCTGAAGAAAAGTTGATAATTATAGACAAAATTTGGTATTCTAAGGTGGGAAGGAAACTTTCGGGGTTAATTCCTGGCTGGGAAGGGCACTCGGCCAGGAAATTTTTTCTAATTAAAAAATAGTAAGTTCTTTCGTTTTCGCGTTTCCCTCGCTTGTCTCCAGTGGCGGGGGTTTTTTTTTAATATTGCGTTCTGTAATCTATTCCCATGAAAAACACGACTACTACTACGGATGATTTCCTTGAACATTATATTTCGCGCAAGTTAAGTGTCCTAGAGGGATGGTCGAGACGGCTTGAGCGGGAAATAGCCGCTTTAAAGGCGATTAACGATCTTAAGGAGAGAGCTGCTTCTGTTCCTAAAAAGACCAATAAGGTAGAACAACTTAAACTTTTTGGATGACAATTAATGAATTTAGAAGAAGAAAAATTATTATTTAAGTTGATTGAAAAACGTAAAATATACTGGGAACCGCTTGTCGCCGCAGGAGCTATTCTCGTTGCTATATTTGCCGTCATGGTTCCGCTGTTCATTCATTCTGATAACGCTGCAAGAGCGCAGATAGAGGCGATAAGACAGGATATTAAAGATTTTCATCAAGAACTATACAAAATTAAATTTGAGAATAAAAAGTAATGGGAATTTTAGAACTTATTGCTGTTTTAGTTACTATTGCTGGGCTTTTTATATGGAATCGAACGGAGTCAAGAGCCGACGCGCGTCATATGGAAAATTTGATTAAATCAAACCGGGATTTGATTGATACGATTCATAAAGACTGGATAGAAGAGCATAAAAGATTTAATGAAAAATGGATGGAAGAATCCAAAAGCTTTCATGCGCGTTTATGTGAAATCGAAGCAAGAAGGGGGCTGTGACAATTATGGGAATTTTAGAACTTATCGTTGTGTTGGTTACGATCGCAGGGCTTTTTATCTGGAATAGAGCTGAGTCCAGAAATGATATTCGGCATTTGGATGCCAAGATAGATGCAATTCGTGAATTGACGCATGCGATAAATTTGGAAGTAAAAGATTTTCACAATAGATTGTGTGCGATCGAGGAAAAAAGGAATAAGCAGTGAGGTTTTTTTTATATATTCTGCTTGTTTTGGCTATATTTATTTTCGTTTGGCACGAAAACGCTCACTGGATGATCCACTCTTATAAGTAATAACCGCCAATAGTCAAAACAAACGCAAGAATTATGCCGAATATGATTATTTTTAGAATTTGTTTGTCGTCAATCATCAATGATTATTCTCCGTTCCCATTGATCCACAGGCACCGCCGTTATCTGAATTGCCGTCTCTTGAGTCCCAGGCTTGCTTAGCTTCATTCCATGCCTTCTCGGCCTCCAAAGCTCCAAGTGCAAAAAGCCCAGCTCCGGTGAAAAAGTTACCAGCAATAGACATTTCGGTTCCTGCCGCAAATGCTGTAGCAGCGGTTAATCCATCAATTATTGAATCTTTAATAAATTCATTTGAACTTCTTTCGCAAGCATGTAAAGGCATATGCTCTAATAGCAAAACAAATATAGAAACAATAATAGCAAGTAAATACGGATGTTTTTTAGACCACTCTTTGATTTTCTTAATCATAGTCATATGATCCTAAATGTTAATTCATTAGAATGTACTTTGCAAATTGAAAAAAAGATAAAAAAGAATACAAACCCAATGAATGTAAAAAGATAAGGATGGGCCATAGACCATCTTCTACAGTGTGCGTATATGGTTTTCATGTTTTTCCTTATTTAGATAAAAGTTAAAGGCACATGTTTTAGCAATAGAAACAATAACGTTCCAATAAAGACAAAGCACCATGGATGTTTTTTAGACCATTCCTTAATTTTCTTCATTTGACTATCCACCCTATAATAAATCCAAATAGAAAGCCGCAAAACGCACTTAAGGTAAATATAAAAAGCGGCTGAATTTTAAAGATCATTTTTCAACTTTTGCAACTAACTCGCTCGGCATAATACCCTTAACTATCAGTACCGTTTCGATGCGGATTAATTTGCGATCGATGTCGTTAATTTTGCCCGTCATCCACAGAAACGATCCAAGGATTCCCGCCATAATTACTACCGTATCTGCATGCCTTTTGAGCCAGTCTTTTTGCGATTCCATTGTCACACCATTCCTATTTCATTAGATAATCCAGTATAAGTTTAAAGCCGAACACCATAAACCACATACCCCAAACGCGCCTCCACGAAAATGGCCATGAAAGCGCGTTAAAAAAGCCCCATTCGATCAAATTGGCCGCAAACATCACCCTAATCAATGGAGAATAAAATAAAAACTTCAAAAATGTAATTTCAAAGCTGCATATCGCTAAGCAATCACACATCCGCCACCGTGAGATTCCATATTCATGGCATCAGGACTCCCGCCTCTATTAGTTGAGACTTGATCGCGAGCGGCCTGCATCATTTCTGCATTTGCATCATATTGTTTTTGCGAGCCGCTGAAATAACTTGCCAGGCCAGCAAATATTCCTCCAGATCCCGCTGGTTCGGGGTTGGTTACGGCATCTACTACAGATTCGTATATCTGCTTAGCTCCTTCAAATTTTTGCGCACCGCCTTCTTCTCTTGTCTGGTCGGCATGTTCAAAAGATGCAGGAGCAGAAATGAACTGACTAGAAACGTCGCCGCCAGGTCTGGAACATACCCGACCGTTTAGCGAGGATACTTCGCCAGTTCCGACAGGCGCATGCTGTATCGCATAAGTTTGATAGACGGTTGCTACGCCTGTTGATGGGCAATAAGTGGCTCGTTCTGAGATGCCGCTGTGGTCACCTGTTAAATCGCAAACGTGGCCTATATAAGATCCAGATGAGCGATTACCGACAGGAGCGTGCTCGCCAGAAATTGGAGATCCTCGATAACCCGAGCTATAGCTCCTGCTGTAAGATGATGTGCGACTGCCTACTGGTGCATGTGACATATATCCTCCAATTTGTTGGCGGAAGAGGATGGTCTAGTAAATAATTTAACGCAATTGAATATTAGTGCGTCATAATGGTGCTAAAGTGGTGTCATTTTGGTGGGTCCGGCAATGGCATCCATGCAATTATATCCATAAAATTGACTGTTGTACTGCTACCATTAATAGCGTAGACATTCTTCCATTGTCCTTCTTGTGCCCACCAACCTGAAAAAACACGCTCACAAGAAAATCTAGGATTCTCTTTGAGACAAAAAAGAAGATTAACATTTTCTTCAGGCGGCAATTGTTCGCTACATTTAATCCATTCGGTCAGAATTTTATCGCATTTTGGACATGTCAACTCTAACCTCTCTTTTTCACCGCACTTCTCGCAAACAAGAGGCCAAGAAGACCTTTTGCCTGAATCGCCATGACAGCTGCATTTGCAATTTGAAGAACAACACTGCAAGCATTCAGTCATTTATCGCCGTTTTTTTGTAAAATTTGAAGATAACGCTCTTCCAGCGTGCAAAGTCTGCCGTGAAAATCCTTTATCTCTTGATTAATCGCATTTAGATCTGATCGATTAACCATGAACGCGCCTATCATCATGACAGCTATGACGATGATTTCAAAATGTTCCTTAATGAATCCTTTAGTCTTTTCCATTGTTAACCTCTTTTCATCAATATATATCATGCATATGTAGGTAGCAATATATGTGTGGAGCGACAGCTTTTGACAAGTCTTTTTCGCTTATGATAATTACAGTTATCATGTGTTTCAAATATTTACTTTAACCCCATCAACGTTTCGAACGCCGTTTTCGCCTGGATTGGAACCACAGCATTGCCCAAGCACTTAATTCTGTCCACCCTGAATTGTACCCCATCAGCCACTCGACCCACGTTGGGTTCAACTTCCCAGAACCTACAGCATCTTGGATCGTGAAATGATGTCCATTCTGGATCGTCATGGAAGTCCCTTCGATCTTCTTCCGACATCCTCTCGCATGGGCATCGGGTGTCGGCCACATCCGAACGGCCATTTGAATATTCTGAGGCGTTTTCTTTCCTATATTCTTCGGGTTGCCCGATTGTTGCATTCGTTGTTGGTAATTCTCGAAACTCTCGTCCACTTGATGGCTGGTTGGCGTGGGCCAGTAAGAACCACCTTTCGCGACGGTGAAGCGCTCCAACGGATGCAGCGGATATAACACACCATCGACTATCGTACCCCACTTCGGCAAGCGATGATACGACTTCCCAGCCTCCTTTGGTACAGATTGCGGGTACGTTTTCAAGGAATATGAATTTGGGGAGGATTTCTTTGGCCAAGCGATGGATCTGCCAATAAAGGCCGCTTCGCTCTCCTGCCAAGCCTTTTCCATGTCCCGCAACGCTGATGTCCTGGCATGGGAAGCCACCATAGATGATGTCGATGTCAGGTAGCTTCCCTCCTCTAAGTTTGTTAACATCGTCGAAAATGGGAGACCTTGATATATCGTTAGTGTACATCCGACTGAGGAGAATTCCTTGACAAAAGGCATCGATTTCGCAGTAAGCGATTGGTCGCACGTATCCAAATAAAGCCACATCTAACCCTCCAATTCCGCTAAATAGCGACAATCCGTTAAGCATCACTCCGACACCGTTTCGACACCATCCTGACACCACCCGCACCATGCGCATTTGCCGCTGGCCACCATCAACGCCCAGTTCTCCCGTCCGCATGCGTAGCAATTGGCGAGGTATAACTTGCCGCATAATTCAGAGTTGCCTTTATGATGAACTTGTTGCTCATAAGTAATCTTGCTCATAGGTCTCTCCAAATGTTCGGATGTTCGGTATGCATTCTTCGGGTTCATGTACACACTGATTCAGCAGCTCTACAGACTCAAAAACATGCTCGCGCTGATCGAGATCCAATACGTCCCTTTGGGCAAATATCTTCTGTGATAAGTCATAGGTTTTTTCAATAAGCTTGTCTATCTCGCTTACTGGCGGCTCATCGCTATTCAATCCTCGTAATTCTTTATACGCGGCATTAACCTTGATCTTACCCTCACGGCAACGCTCTTTGAGATCTTCGGAGCCTTCGGCCTCAATCTTTTCGATTCTGTAAAGCGTTTCTTCACCAACACCTGCTTCTTTAGCCAACTGTTTTCGAGTACTAACCTTTGTCGAATTCGACAAACCTTTTTCTTTTCTTGGATCGGGCAAATACTTACCGCTCCCAACTAATGGTTTTTTCAGAAAGTCAGGCTCTTCTTTTGGCGGACGGCCTGGGCTTAATCCCATGTTTTTTTTAGCTATAGCAGATATCAAATCTTTTTTTCTTAAACTCAGACACGCTCGAACATAACTTTTGACGTTTCTCTTAAGTATCTGGTTTTCGATAATCCAGATCATCGCCTCTTCTTTGCATTTGAATGTGCGCGGATCTGGCTCGTACTTAGGTTCAATATTCAGCTCTGTGAGGATCTCAAACCGATTATGTCCGTCGAGGATATATACGCCATCCATGTCACCGACCTCGCATGTGACGATCGGATGAATCTGGCCGTTCTCTAAAATAGAGACCATTAAATCGTTGCGCTCAGTCTTGTTGAGCGGAGGTAAAAGTTTTTTAAATAACTCGCAAGTTTTAGGTGTCATTTGTAGCCTCGTATAGTGATTTAAATCTAAAAACCGCCACGGAATTTAAATTCTTTTTTTTGATACGGTTTGTTTTCTGTCTTTTTTGGCATCAAATATTCTGTTCTGTCGAAGTCATACTCTTCTGTATTTCCGTCGGAAACGTATTCTATTTTAAAACCTAATGCGCTGATTATTCTAAGATCTTGAGACGTAAATCTAAAAACAACACATTCATCTTCTTTCCCCAGTTGACTTAGCAATGAAGATATTTCACACATTGGATAGTGAATAGATTTACCGTCTATACGCTTAGTGTTTACAAAAATAGTAGTCATTTGCAATGCCTCAACTATTTTCTGTGTATATTTAGTCTTTATTTAAATCACAAGTTTTGTTTTGATAAAAATATAGGAATGAGGTCATTTATCTATGAAAAAACCAGCAGTTATCAAAAAAACGATGAAGCATTTATCCCATGATATGAAAGAAGCAAAGAAGGGAATTAGAGACGACAAAAAACTCAAAAAGTCTCTACGCAAATCAAAACTAGAAAAAGAGGATTGATGGTAGCGGAAATACGAGTAAAGATTAAAGACGGAGAGGGTAGAAAAACAACTACCGAACCAATATTAGTATATGATGAATTTACAGTGTCACTAAACGATCCAATACTTAAAAAGATCGTAGAAGAAGTTAAGTCTCAAATAATTCTAAAAGACGAGCCGGAAATAAGCCTAAATATCAAACTTGACTGGGATTCATAAATGGCAGCAGCTAAAGGAAATAAATACGTTGAAAAACGTAAATGGCGACCACAGCATTCAAAGGAAGAAATTCAGGAGATTGTAGATCGATTAACCAAGTGGGCGTATGAGGAGGATGGTGTCTTTATTTCTTCGTTCACTTATGAAAACTACAAAAAGGGCGAATCTTGGTTATATAATTTAGCTGATCATCATCCTGAAATTAAAGAAGCATTAAGTATTGCAAAATCGTTATTAGCTGCAAAGATAGGGAAGCACTGTTATATCGGAGATCGAAATTCCAGCTTTGGGGAAAAGATTCTTCCAATTTATTCCGAAGAGTATAAAAAGGAGACTGAGCGCAAAGCTAGGTTGTCTCAAGCTGCTGCCGGGGAATCTAGCCTATCTCTATCAGATGTTGTCAAGATGGTCCAGAGCGGAGAGTTAATCCGTTTGCTGTCTCAAGCTGAAAACAAGATACTCAATGACGATTGATCTCATCGCCTCTAAAAAATGGCGCATGAACCATCTCTATCGCATTATCAATAAGAATGGCGATTCAGTGCCGTTTGTGCTTAATAAGGTACAAGCAAATGTTTTAGAGAATCTTCATTCGCGCAATCTGATTCTCAAAGCTCGCCAGCTAGGAATGAGTACATTTGCGGTTCTATATATTTTGGATGAAGCTCTATTCAACGAGCATCTCAGCGCAGGAATCGTTTCATATAGCCTGGAACATGCCCAGCATATATTCAAGCGGATCATCGGCCACGCAATCGACTCATTAACGTCAACGGCTGCTAATTTCGCTGGAATCGTTCAAAGATCTGCCAGAGAGATCACATTTTCCAATGGATCGTTTCTTCGTGTAGATACCACATTGCGCGGGGGGGCCTATCAGCTCGTGCTTGTGTCGGAGTTTGGCAAAACATGCGCCAGAGATCCAATGAAGGCAGAAGAGGTCGTAACTGGCACACTGCAAACCGTTCCAATGACAGGACGGATAATAATTGAATCGACAGGTGAAGGAAACGCCGGATTTTACGCGGATCTGGTTCAGTCAGCCGTATTCAGGGGAAACGAAAAGCTATCGAAGCTGGAATATAAACTTCATTTTTTTCCATGGTATTGCGAACCAGAATATTCAATGGACGGAGATATCAAGGTTGATACCGTTCGCAATGACTATTTCGACAAAATAGGCAAGGATGCAGGCATAACCATTCTCCCCAGCCAAAGACGCTGGTATTATCACCAAATGGGCGTTTTAGGGGACAAAATCAAGCAGGAATTCCCCTCAAATGTGGCCGAAGCCTTTATTTCTTCTTCTGATGCCTATTATTTCCAGTCTTGCATCGAAGAGGCATATCAGTCCAATCGCATGCTGCAAATCAATCCTATGGACAATGTAGAGCCTGTTTATGTTGCGATGGACATCGGAGTTAACGATTTGACGGTAATTATATTTTTTCAGGTAGTTCATGGTGAAATACGCATAATTGATTATTATGAAAATAAAAACCAAGGGGTTGAACATTATGCAAGACATTTACAGCAAGAAAAGAAATATATATACCACACAATATTCCTCCCCCATGACGCGGCGCATCGAGATGGTTTGGTCGTCGAGAACACTTATGCGCGCGATTTCAACAAATTCTTCGCTCAAACGGGGACGCGAGTTGTTATTCTCAAGCGCACTGATAAGTCCATCCAGATTTCAAATGCTAAGAACAAATTCTCAAGATGCGTCTTTAACCTAGGTCGAGTTAAACCTTTGGTCGTACAGCTAGGCAAATATCGCAAAAAATGGTCGGAACAATACGGTAAATATCTGGACGAGCCATTTCACGATTCCAGTTCCAACTACGCCGATGCTTTCCAATACATGTGCGCTGCTGTAAATCATATAGAAACTGTTCTAATGAAAGCAGGATCATTAGAAAAACACAGAGCGGTAGTTGAAAACAGAGCATTCAAGATTTAAATAATTATTGCACACTTAACCAACATATGATAGTTGTAAGGTACGGTGAGTACTTTAACTATATATAGTTGGTATAATGGCTTATAGTGAAACTGAAATTTGGTCAGAGTTTCAAGAAAATTACCGTTACTGTCATGATTATTGGTCTCCTTTTGTCGCAAATGCTCATATTGTTACTCTGGCTGCTTCTGGTTATACTTGGTCGGATAATGAACGCAAGGAACTAGTAAAAGAGGGACGCGAAGGCTTAGAGTTAAATATCATTCGCCGTCCATTACAATTTTTTTCTGGATATTTACGAGATAATTTAAACTCTATTGTCATTGCTCCGGTCGAGGGATCTGACCAGAAAACAGCCGATCAGTTCACAAAGCTATCCTATTACGTTTGGGACAAGGGAGAGGGCTACGGAACTTTCCTTGATGCCGCCGATGAGTCTTTCAAGTCCGGTATGTCTCTCTGTGGCCTACAGATGGACTATTCAAAGGACTTTATCAATGGCGATATTACATTTTATAATCGCACATTCAACTCATTCTATCTTGATCCAACATTTGAAAGAATTGATTTAAGAGACTGCGCTTTTGCAATCACTAGGGATTTGCTCGACCGTAATCTGGCAAAGCAACTATTGCCATTCGTTGATCCGCAGGAAATCGATCATATCCAAAACAGTTTTAGAGATGAGAAGTTTCGCTCTTACCACCCAAACTTCACTACTCTAAGCCGCAATCGCAATCTGCTGGCATATGATCAGTACTACAAGCGACTCACGCGAAAGAGAAAATTTCTCGTAGATGAGACGGCTTCATATTTCCGAGATATCACAGACCTTGAGCATGAGGACGTTGTAAAACTCAAGCGCGGCCTGGCTCGATTACACACGCTAAAAAAGGACGCTGAGGAGACAGGAAGCGACGAAATACCAGAGGTCAGCATCCGCGAAGTCAACCGCGACTATGTTGAGCTTCACATTATGCTTAATGGCCAACAGGTGTATTGCGGCGATGACAAGACGGGAATCATACACACATACCCATTCGTGCCGCTCATCTGTTATATGGAACCAAGTATTTGGATGCCGTCGCAACGCGTGCAGGGTATAGCGACAACTCTATGGTCAGCACAGCGTCAGTTCAATAAGCGTCACATGAAAATAGTCGATATGATGGACTCGACTATCTCAACTGGCTTCAAATACCTCATAGGCTCCGTCCCAGACCCTCAAGACCTCCAACAGTCAGGCCAGAACAAACTAATCGGAGTTGATCCTGAAAATGCACCACAAGGACTCGATTCAGTTCAGGAATTACATGGAGGCGCTGCTAATCCCGCCTTGGTTCAATACCAAGAAGTGCTGGATAAGTTGGTTCTCAATCTCGCTAACATTAATGAATCCATTCTAGGCATCGATGACAAGGGAAACACCCAGGTATCGGGCCGTTTAGCACAGGTTCGAATCGCTCAAGGTTTAAGAACGAATCGCAAGATATTCGATAACGTAGAGCAAAGCCAGCGCATTTTAGGCGGTCTCGTTCTCAAAGCAATCCAAAACCATTATCCGCCTGGCAAAGTCGAGCGGATTCTGGGCGAAAAGCCTACCCAGCAATTTTACGATCAGGAATTTGAGCAATATGACGCTGTTATCAAAGAGGGCGTTCGTTCGCAGTCTCAGAAAGACGCTTATTACTATGAACTTCTTAACCTTAAACGGGAGCAGATTGTCGATGTACCTCAAACAGAAATTGTTAGAGCACTGCAAATGGCTGGGCTATCAGATTTGCAAGATGCTATATCGAAACAAGAAGAGCAGTTGCAAAAGCAACAGCAAAAAGTTGATGAACAAGAACAGTTAGCTCTCAAGTTAGCAAATTCACAGGCAGAAGCAAACCTCGCCATGTCCGACGAGCGACGCGCCAGAATCCAAACAGATATATCTACAGCCGAATGGCACAGGTCAGAGGCCGAGCAAAATATTGCCCAGGCTCAACTTGATCGCGCTAAGACCATCGTTGAGATAGCCAAGATGGGCGACGACAGGATTGTTTCCGTTCTCAATTTAATTAATCAAATGGCCGCGCAAGAGCAAGCACAGCAACAAGCGCAATCGCAACAGACAGAAGCGAAAGCGGCCAAAGTACAGGCTAACAGTTCGGGTGGATCTGCTCAAACCGCTCAACCAAAAATTTAAGGAGAAAATATGGCAGACAAAGAGTCAATGGCCAGAGGAACTGGGATGAATACGGGTAAGGGAATGTGTTCGTACAAAGACGGCACGATGTCCTCAGCTCGCAGAACATCCTCAGAGTGTGGGCCTGGTTTAAATCCAGATCAACGAAAATCCAACAAGCTCCTGAAAGCAGCTTTCAGTTCGAAAGAGTCTCTCAGAGGGCAAACAGGTTTTTAACATGAGTATTCAACCGCTTGACCAGTTTGAGAATGAATTGCTTCTCTCCCCTGAATTTCAGGATGAAAAGGAATTGCTCAAAAAATATCTGGGCAAGGCGATCGATACCATCGTTTTACAAAACCAACATAGGAAAGAACCATATTTCATAATTTTTCATGAGCAATCAGATGGGGTTAACTCTCGCCAGAAGATCAGCGTGAAAAACACACTGCCCGGATTCATCACTAATTCGATTGTTTGGTGGACAGACAATCGGCGTGGCCTTTGTGAGTGGTTATGGACGGTTCCCCCAAAAGTCAAGGGGCAAAAGATGAAAGTAGAGTTCAATCAAACAGGGGTCGCCTACCTGAAAGCAAAGGGCGCAATGCCATCGTGATAGGTAGTATCACGCAATAACGGGTGAATATGAGTGCAGAAACCGTTTCTGTAAGTGAAGAGAGCGATAACGAACCAATTGAACAGCCTGAACTTGAAATTCAGGAAGAGCAAGCAGTTGATGAAGCTCCCGAGCCAAAGGAACAGCATGTTCCGCTATCCGCTTTGCAAAAAGAGCGGCGCAAGCGTCAGGAGATAGAACAAGAACTGCGTCAGATGCGAGAAGAGCAACAAGCTAAACCTCGTGAACCTGATGATGCTCAATATGAGGCTGCTACAAAGGCGGATTTAAAAGCGGTTCGTCAAGAGACTCTTCGAGATTTTGCAGAGGATCAATGGATACGCGAGTATCCAGAGAGAAAACAAGAAGTTGATGAAAAACTAACAGAATTTTTAAAAAGAAGGCCGAATCTAGCAGAAGCAATAAAGGGCGCAACAAACAGATATGCCGAAGCTTGGGAGCTAATGGACAAACTAACACCCAAGCAAAAGACATCTTTGAAATCGCCTCTTCCAGCCAAAAAGGACGCACCCGGCTCACCTGGATCTGTCCCAAAGGCAACAGCATTAAACGCAGTCGTCGATTATGAAGCCATGACTGACGCAGAGTTTAACGCCTACAGGAAGTCGGTACGCAAAGTTAGATAGGCCATTTAGGAGACTAAATGAGCGTAACAACTACCGCAACATATGGCTCAATGGCTGACCGTTGGGCGCATAGGGCGTTATTACAGCGTTCAAAACCGCGCTGTGTACACAATCTTTTTGGAAGAGCGTTTACGCTTCCCCAAAAGAATACCGATACGATGGCTTTCCGCCGTCAAGAAAACCTGGACAGTACCCCTGTTGTATTGGCGCAAGACGCTGATCCAGCACCGGAACAAGTCCATAAATTCGACATTAACGTAACCATTCAGGAATTTGGCAAGGTCGTATTGCTTTCACGTAAAGTTATCCTTTGCGTAGAAGACGATACCGCGAACGAAACAGCCGATAACCTTTCCCAGTGTATGCACACTATGCTGGATAAGGTAACACGCGACGTATTCGATTCCTCAGTGCCGCAAATTTCCTGTTTAAATGGTGTTAATGGTAACGCGATTACGGAATTAACGCAAATCGACGTTAACCGCGCGATTATGTACCTCGATGAGAACGACACCATGAAAATGGCTCCGACCATCGAAGGAACCAATCGTTTCGGTACAGGACCAGTTGAACCAGCATTTTGGGTTACTGCGCACGTTAAGCTGAAACCCGATATCCGCGCATTGGATGCGTTCGTACCGACCTCACAATATGGATCGCAAGATGCTGTATTGCAAGCCGAGTTCGGAGCAACTGATGAGGCTCGTTGGGTTGTTTCTACTCTTGTTAAATCTACGACGGCAGCGGCTCCGGTCTATAGCAATACATTCATTGGAGCAAACGCTTATGGATATGTTGGTTTGGATCAAGTCTCAACGGAGATGATTCTGAAGCCTCTTGGATTTAACGATTACTTGAACCGTTTTCAATCTATGGGCTTCACCGCCTGGTTCAACGCAGCGATCTTGGATGATTCGCACATCGTAACACTGCTTTCAACTAAAGCGCTAGCTTAAGGAGATTGATTATGGCAGACCTATTTTTAGGCCAAACCTGTACTGAGGTGTTTCAATTCATCTCTGCTGGTACGGCTCATACTTTTACCTTCGGATTCCAGCCGGATAAGGTTGTTTTTAACAATCTAACCGTTTGGAAAGCAACCGCAGGTGGATTACCAACGTCAATTTGGTGGAGAAATCAAACAACGGCGGCTCATGCCTATCAGCACCAAGTTATAGATTCAGCGGCAGGGGCTTCATTCAACTTTAAAGATGAAGCAACTAACGGATTTACCGTTGCTGATACCTCTGGGGGATCGCCTTCAAGTCATGCGTTGATCGCTGGCGTGTCCCAAGCAAATCCTTGCGTGGTTACTACAACAGCCGCACATGGGTTTTTAACAGGCCAAATGGTTCGCATTACGGATCTTGGTTTTTCAATGCCTGTAGCTCGTGGCATGGATCAAATCAATAATAAGCGATTCAAAATCGTTTATGTAGCCGCTAACCAGTTTTCACTACAAGACCCAATTACAGAGATTGCAATCAACTCGACAGCCTATACCGCATGGGTAGCAGGTGGACGTGTTGATTTGGAAACCCATGTGATTCCGGTTTATGCAGATCCTTTTGTCTACGATCCAATCTTGTATCGATTGACAGCGGGAACGGCAGTTATGGGGGCAGATAACGATGTATTTAATATCGAAGTTTATAAGTTCGGAAAGTTTACCGACTTAGGCGATTTGCTCGTATAACGCATTTTAACAATCAGCTGGGGTCTAAATTAACAGATCCCAGTTGTTTAAATAGAGGAAACATGCCAAGACCTAAAAAAGTAAATCCTGAAGGCTGCTCGGTTGAGCTTTCGGATGATTCACCTGCGCCTATCGAAAAAGTGATTCAGAAGGCTATTGATAATGCTCCTGTAAGTATTGAGGACATGCCATTGAACTGTCTTGAGGACTATGCACGATACAACGAACGTGCCAGAGCAATGAATAAGAAGCTCAAGATATGCCGATACCCAGCTAAACCATGTCCTATTGAGTTGCATCCTAAAGAGCGGATAGTTTTTGCTAGAAAGGATCAGCCTCTCAACCCATTACCTGTATATAAGTCTGATGATGTGATCGACTATAAAGAGACACTAGTCCCAGGCCAAACGTATGACATTCCTATTTACATTGTCGATTATTTAGCAGCTAAAGGCACTCCATTGTGGGAACGATATACCAATCCCGATGGTACTGTCGATTCTAGAATTGTAGCAAAAGAACCACGATTTGCATTAAGAACCGTTCGTCAGGAATCCGCATAGGAAGGATTAACGTATGTCAAGATTTGTCAGCGATGTTTTAAGGATTATGCGGCTTGCGATTGCGAGACGTAACGAAAACGATCCAGATTCAGATGATACGACATTGCGACAATATATTAACGACTTCGTTAATTTAACAATGACCGAAGATGTTAGGCTTTTCGAACAATTTGGTTCTTATACATTTAATATAGACCAAACTAATTTAACGGGAGTTTATGAGGTGGCCAATCTCCTATCTCCCGTTCCTGACTTCGCATCATTATCATCTGAGGCGTTCATAAGCTTAACAATACCTGTTGGCGGCTCAGTTTCGTGGAATCGTTTACAGGTCGTTCAAGATCCTGGGTTTTTCTATCAATATTGGGGTGTTAATAACGAGACCATATTGATACCAGGCTATCCAACGATGATGTTGTATTACGGCACACAGTTCGTATTTAGAACGATTCCAAACACAGCATATTCCGTATACCTGTACGGGTATAAAACCGTAGATACCATGTCAGATGACGAAGATCAGGTTATACCGTTTGACTATTGGCTAAGATATATCGCATATGGCGCGGCGATGAACTACGCAAGAGATTACCGCTTTGATGGCGAGAAAATGGCGCAGTTAAAGGCAGATTTTGCTCATGAGCGCAAATTATTGTTAGGAAGGACTCATAACCAGATCAAAAAATCCAGATCATATCCGAGGTTTTAATATGTCGCCGATGAAATCAAAAGCGCAACGTGGTTACTTGTGGGCAAACAACCCGAAGGTAGCTAAAGAGTTTGAATCGAAAACACCAAAGGGCAAAAAACTCCCTGCACACGTTAAAAAAGCCAAGAAGCGAGGATAATTATGACTTGGAATACCACTTGGCCGATTAACGGCATATCTGTTCGAGCGAATCAAACGCCAGGCGATCAAAACACGAAATATATCAGCACAACAGCCAAGGTAGATCATTTTTTCAATGAAGGCGTAGACGAGAATGGCCATCACAAGTATGCGCAGATGGTTGCAACGAACGATGCCGATAAAACGCTAGCGACTAATTCGCCATTAGCTACGGCAATGGATTTGATGTACTTCTCGCGATATAAGACAACAGCAGAATCTCAGGCGGCAGTACAGCAATGTATGGCTTATATTAAAAACACTCTTGTAGCTGGCGAGGTTGCTCCATATTCAGCGGGTGTAATGGAGTTGTTGGGTATTCGCGCATGTGCTTTATGGGGATATGTTGGTGCGGTTCAAACGTTATATTATGCACACAATATCACTAATGCAAATTTAGTTCGTACAGCTGCGGGTAAATTTACAGCAAAATTTACTAATCCATTACCATCTGATAAATACTTGTTTTTAGGTGCAAGCGTTCCTGATGCTGTTGGCTATTCAGAGGCCGTTGGGTTTTGTGTAGTAGAATCTCCCGATCCTTCGGTAGCTCCACCTAGAACATTAGCCGACATTAAAAAAACCACAAGTATAAGTTTTACAACACCTTATATTTACAAAACTTCATCAGAAAGAGTTATAGCGAATCCTTTGCAGGGTTGGTTCATTGTTTTTGGGGGATAAGTGGAAGTTTACGAAATCACAGGACTTCATACAGGCGTTCAGAAGTCGGGTGTCAATTATCTTTCCCCTGAAGATTCGTTTGAGACTGTTTTAAACGGATATATCTATCGTCAGGTCTTGCAATCCAGAAAAGGATTTAATCAGTTTGCTAATGGTTTAAAAGGCCGCACAGCGGCTCCGGCATTGACTGATAGCACTCGCGTAATGGGCATCTTTGAGTTCTTTAGAAGTGACGGATCAAAAGATTTGCTTGTTTTTACCAAAAAGTTTTTATATAAATACAATGCGGGTACAAACAAGTTTGATTTAATTCCTTTTAATGCTCGCATTGTTGGCTTAAACGCTACATTTGATTATGGAATAGGATTAACGGACAACTCGGCATATATTTCAGGGACAGGATATCCAACAAAAACGGGGGTAGATCGCTTTATATTTACTAGTCGCGGCATGACAAATACAATTTCTTTAGGCAACCCTTGCAGCGGAATATGGTTTTATAACGGAACAGACATAGGTGATTTTACAAATGTTGCCGACAATCCAGATTTTGTTGCGTTTGCTGGGGGACCGATAACTAATCCAACATTTGCTTTAAGTTTCGGACAAAGACTTAATTTTTTCGCTCCCTATATCAATGGTATTAGGCAAAACCAAGCTATATTGTATTCAGGTATTCGAGATCTTAGCGGGACTGGCGATAGTTTTAATGCTCCGGGATCAGGGATGTTGCCAGCCGATACAGCAGAAGATATGAGTGGTATATCGATTTTGGGAGACATGATTGCCGTGGGATTCAATCGCTCAAACTGGGTGATTGAAAAGACTAGAGACGTGTTTAATCCCTATTTCTTTAGGAAAACGCCATCTATTCTGGGTAATGATGCTTTCTTCTCATCTGTTTCGTGGAACAATGAGGTGAAGTCATTGGGAAAAACTGGACTGATCACCACAGATGGGCGAACGTCCTTAAGATTCGATGATAAGCTCCCATATTTTACGGTTGATGAGTTAGATCAGGTAAATATCGGACTCACATATGGTGGTTTCGACAGAATAAACGGACAGTTTTTATTTGCTTTTCGAAGTAAATACGAAACTTTAGCAGCTAAAACACAAGACTTTGTTTTGTCATATAACTATGAAGAACAAACGTGGTCGATATACGATCAGCGATTTAGTGTGTTTGGGCAATCAGATTTGGGTTTAGCTCTTAATTGGAACCAGATTGACGGCACAATAGATCCTTCATGGGATCGCTGGGATACGACTGAGGAATTATGGGGAGATATTGGCGTAACATTGGGCGCACAAAAAACACTAGCCGGAGACAACAATGGTTATGTATATCAACTCAATCAAGACTATGACGACTATTTTAGTCTTATTTTGGGCATATCTAATGCAGCACAGGCCGTTATCAGTGTAGATGATGCCCAGTTTGAAATTGGCGATGAGGTGACATTTCGAGATGTTGTAGGGATGACCACTATAAACGGCGTAAAAGCCAATGTAGTCGCTGTAGATCGCACTCTTACACCAAATATGGTTACGGTTGATTATAACTCAAGCAATGAATCTCCATGGGTCTCTGGCGGATCAATATCTAAGACAATCTATTTTTACGTAGAGATGAATCCTTTCAATCCATATCGCAAGGAAGGAAGAAAAGTCTATGTGTCCCATGTAGAGTTTTTCGTAAATAGCGACGCAGATGAGGTAAAGGTAACGATCACTCAAGATCAAATGCCAGGTGTGTCCAGAGAAACAAAATTTAAGCCCAATAATGCGTCTGTAGAGCCATATCAGTGGCTGACAGTGTCGGTGAATCAGGAAGCAAACTTCTTGACATTTGCTTTAGAGCATAACAGCGCGTCAACTCAACTAAGGATAACTTCGATCAGAATACATTGTGATAGAGGATCGCTAACTACGGCATAAAATATGGCAAAGATCGCAGAAATTTACAACATAGGCAATACGGAAAAAATAACCAATGAGCAGTTGATAAACATTCTATCTGATATGTACAAAACCCTTGCGGTTGCAATTAACAAAAAGCCTGACGTTTACCAACGTATAACTGATGGACAGGTTAATGATTCTCAACTTAATAATGGCGATTTAAATATAAATACAACAACACTAAAGGTACAGATGTTAACCAGTCACAACACTAGTTCGACGGTAACATGGGGTACGTTAACTTAGAGGTTTTATGGCAGATGTATTAAGTGGCGCAGGAACGGGAGCTACAGCGGGCGCGGCAATAGGTAGCGTTATCCCAGGTGTTGGAACAGCAATCGGTGGTGCAGGTGGTGCAATAATTGGTGCTTTATTGGCTGGGTTGACAGGCGATCGAGGACAAAAAGAAACACCCATTCAAGCACAGCAAAAGCAACTTCTCGACCAATTGCTGGCTGGATTAAAAGGCGATGGGCAGTTTGCTAATTTATTTAGTTCAGATCAGGCAGCGTTTCAGAAATCATTTGTAGATCCGGCAAAACAGATATTCAAGGGTCAGATCGCTCCACAGATCCAGCAATCCTATATTGCCAGCGGCCAACAGCGAGGAACAGGTATGGAAGATACGCTTGCCAGGGCTGGTATAGATCTAGATCAATTACTCAACCAGAACTTCATGAATTTCCAGCAAAACGCGCAAAACAGACAAGTAAGCGCGATAGGATCAATTCTTGGCCAAGGAGCTGGTGTACCCGAACAAATCGGTTATGGCAAGGCAGCTATGCAGGGTTTGAGCGGATATTTAAGCGGAGATCGATTCGGAAAAGATATAGAGAACATCTTTAGAAAGGGTTTTGAGAAGCCAACGCCGACAACCCAATCGACAAATCAGGTGATACCATGACAATGCCAAGTCCATTTGAAATGGGTCGTGCTGTAGGCGGCAATATAAGCCGTGGTTTAGAGGGTGGGAGAGAACAAAGTGCCATTAGTCAGGTTTTAGCAGAGATTGCGAGCGATAAAGACCCCATTGCCGGACAAAATAAGATGAATCAACTTTTGCTGAATATCTCACCGGAGAGACGTGAGATTGCGTCCCAGTTGCTTGGACAACAGGTTAATCAACTGAAAACACAGCAAATCCAACAGCAACATGATGCGATCGCCAAGTCGTTTTTAAATGACTTTCCAGACGATCCCAAGATGCAAATAGCCGCTCGCGTGCTTGCTATGAATATACCGCCTGAACAGAAACCAGTTATGATCAAATCATTACTTGGGTCGTCGCCATATATGGCGGAACAGCAAAAAAGGCTAGATCGGGAATCAATCCGCAAAGTTTACGACAACAGAATAAAGCAATTACAGCAGTCGTTAAAGTCATTAACAGATTCTAACGCAACACCACAAGAAGAAAGTCTAGTCAGAGAACAAATTAAATCACTGCAAGATCAAGAAGATACTGCACTTGGAATAATAAACATGAAAGTAAAGTTTGATCCAAACAACGAAAATCATAAGTCTCGTAGAGATCAGATTTTAAAGTCAGTCAATGGCGACAGGAAAAAAGCGGGTGAAATCTTGTCTAAGGATTTTGAATTGTGACAGCAAACCAATACAGCGGTTTTTTTGCAGATTTACCTCAAGAGCCAGTAGTACAGACACCTACTGCATCTCAAAATGACTACAGTGGGTTTTTCTCTGATTTGCCATCTCAAAAACCAGTTGTAAAGGAATCCTTACCAGCTCAAAAACAGTATGGGCCAAAAACAGAACCAATAATCTCAAAAGCTACACGCAAAATACAGAAAGCACTTACCCCTGAAAAAGACAATTTTTTATTTAAGCAACCGGAGATGGGGCCATCTCAAGGGCTAATGCCTCATGGTCAGGCCTCTTTTTTTGCTACAAAACCAAAAGAAATGGTACTGGGCGGTCTAATTTCTATTTTGGATATGTGGGAACAGGGAATGGGCATGAGGTCACTGCCTAAACCTGGTGAAAAACAAGGTCAAATGCCATCCGATCTTTTAAAAGAACTTGCTGGCATTACACGTGAAGGTGAATCAACGCTATCTCCTCAAGAGCAAGAAGAAGCCCAGATTTTTAATTTCTTTGCCAATATGGGCAAGCCTGAAACGTTTGCTAGGATTTTAGGGACAAGTGAAAAAACACTCGGAAAATCATTTCTAAGAGATTTTACAAAGATAGAAGGAAAGAACGCAGACAAGATTGCAAAATTGGAAACATATCTTAAGG